TGAAAGGAACGCAACTTGAGGGGTCATAACCTTAACAAGTTGCGTACCTTTCATATAATAAAGACACGTTTTTCTTTCTGAAACCTGTACCGCGACATAAAGAACCGAGTCGATTACTTTCATATCAATGAACTTCCCTGGTACTTTCACTGAATAATTAAATGTATTATATATTCCGTCCCAGAGTAAAATATTGTTTTGAGGATAGCCTTGTGCGGTAGTTCCACCACCATTTTGTCCAACGGCGATAGCGAGATACTTATTATTGAAATTCCTCATCATCTGTATCCCCCAACCATTACCGATAGTGAGAATTGGAGCCGAGAGAATTGTATTTGAGGCAGTGGCGATAAGTTTTACCAGGTTTGATTGTATCGCAGTGGCAGAGTCAGTTATTGCGACATATTCTTGGAAAGTTTCGAGTAAATGTCCGCCAGTGCTAGACGTTATAGTTCCGAAAGAAGACCAGGAACCGCCTGCGAGAGGATAGTAATAAACCGTTGATTGATTTGTTTGCGTTTCATAAAGATAAGGTCCTGAAATGGCAAGCCTGCACCCCACATCTGATGAAACGGCGTGTGGTGAACCGATATCAGTGATTGCCGAAGAAGTAAATCCATAGACGTGTCCTGTGTCTGTTACGGCATAAGCTTCATAGGTTGAAGAAGTATCCGAAACCATATGCACAATATTACCGTCCAAAATTGTGGAAACAACACCTCCGCCAAATACTGAAAAATACATATCTTGTGTATTGTCAACAGTCCAAACTGTGCCGTTCGTTGAATATGAAGCATTGCCTGCATCTCCGAGAGCCGTGCTTGTTCCTATGGTCACATAATTACTCCCATCTCCTCCTGAATTGTATGAAAATACCGCGACATAATTGGTATTATCTGCCAGGGTGTAGCTAGGAAAAGTAAAGAGTGTTGAAACGTATGAAGTGGTGAGAGATGAAGCGTCAACTGAATTGTTTGAAGATACTAAAATTGAGCCCGTTGGTTTTCCATTTGTTCCAGACGTCCCAGTCATCGCATAAAGAGAGACATAAATTGAACCGCCAGGGGAGCCTGTCTTTTTGAGTTTTACTGAAACATTTGTGAGTAAACCTCCGTATTGATTATAAAAAGATTGCCCAAATTTATTGGTAGAACTTGCGTAAAGATTAACACCGCTATTTTGTTGAAGGTATCCTGCTATTTGATACGCATTAAGAGCCTGCCAGTCTATGGAAGCTGAAAGCGGAGCAACTTGTTCTTCTTGAGTGCCGTCAGAAAGATAATAAAGCGGGTCAACTCCCGCGATAAGATAGCTCTGATTTTTTTCAGAGAACTGCGGGACCGACGGAGACATTTTAAGAAAATTTGATATTTCGATTTTTTTCATATTAAGCCATACTTATACGACCCCACGGATACTCCCACCCTCCCAAAGTATCTTGACCTTCTACAATCCCCAATTCATCAGGAAGTCTTGCGGAAGCATATTTGCTAATATCTACCAAACGTTTTGCAAAAACAGATTGTGCCATTTTAGAGGCGTCTTCATTACCAAGTCTTGCGTGTACATCTATCAATGAACCCTGAATGACGGCATCGTGGAAAGAAGGAAAGATATTCGGTACATCTGTCGGAAGTGAGAGCAAAGAGTTTTCTGAGATGTAATAAATCTTTACACCGCCAATGACTGGATAATTTGTGACATCAGTTACAAGAGGTAAAAGAGTGAAAGTATTACCAAACATTAAAGCGGTCGGTTGAGTAAACTCATAATTTGGATCCGTGATAGCGTTTGGGTCAGCGACAAGAACCCGAATAAACTCTGTGTTTAATGGATTGTTAATATCGGCTGGTTGAAACGCCGCCCAGATACTCTTTATCTTGTTATAAGCGGGGGCCGTTCCTGAAAGTCCGTCAGGGTATGTATACGTTCCATCTCCGATAACTAAATCAGCGGTGGCAACTTGCATATAAAAGTTTTCGTTTACCGAACGAACTACATCTTGCAATTGAAGATAATATTTATTGCATATTCTCGTAAGGTCAGCGTCGGAGATTGAAAGGACGTTGCTCTTTGAGAGAAAATATATATCCGATTTTATGTCACTGAATTGCATTTTAGTTGAAAATTACGTAATTAAAGGTTGAAGTTTCGGTTGCTATGGTACTATGGAATACTGCTTGTCCTGTTGTTATCGTCACATAGTGAATAGGATATACCGCCCCCACAACAACAAGCGGAATATTCGCGGGTGAGGTCATTGAGAAAAGAATAATTGAGTTCGTTGTAATATTCGGATTGGTGAGAGTATATGAACCCGCTGTCATTGTAAAAGTTCCAGAATTTCCTTGAAGATAGGAAGCCATTATTGCGGGGCTTTGTTCAGTGATAAGGTCAATCGTATCTTGCGAAAGTGGAAAGGTAAGCTGTCCTGCTGTTTGCTGTAAATCATCAATACTAGAAGATTGGTCATCTATGGAACTTTGCATTTCAGACATATTTGAATCAAGTGAATCAGAAAAATCCGAAAGCGAAGAGTCGTTTTCATCAAGCCTAGTTAGGATGTCATCGATTTGTTCCTGCATTAGTTTTTATTTATCTTATTCCATACCGTGCTAGCAAAAGTATAGAGTGTCCATACTGTATGTTTGAAAGGGGCTACAATGCCCGTGGTGAAGCCTGAAAGGTTATAGTATCCAGTTCGTAAGGTTGTACGTATTTGTCGTGTCAGCGTGCTTGTGTAGCCTGTGAGGTGGTAATATCCAGTAGTCAGTGAGGTGGTGATGTGCTTTATCAGTGAAGTGGTGTTTCCTGTGAGAGTATAGTATCCAGTAGCAAGTGCGACAGCGTATCCGCGAGCTTTGAGAACGGCAGTGTTGTAGCCTGTAAGAGAAAAGTATCCTGTGGTGAGAGGGGCGGAAAATGAAAACGGTGGAGAGATAGAAAGTACTCCAAAATATCCTGAATAGTTATTTGAGCTATAAGTAAATGTTGTTCCTTGAGCACCTGTTCCAACCGTTCCATTTGAGTCAGAAACTATTACGGCGGTATATGGTGCATTTGAATACCAGTGTTGCATTACCCTCTGCGTGAGAGTTGTGGAAAGTGTTTTGTCAAAACTTGCTGTTGAATATCCAAAAGCAATAAGCCAACAGTTTGAATTTACTACGGTTGTACTTTTTGCAACATTATTTGTTGTTTCGAAAGTAAATGTTGAATTTGAATCTAACCTATTTGCTCCATTGTAACTAACAGCGACCGCACTTCCTCTTCCGTATGTTCCTGAAACAACGATATTATGTGAACCGCTTGCCGGATTGATTAGATAAAATATAGCTGTATGGTAGTTAGTCTCGCTTGCAAGCAAGGTCATTGCTACACTGTTGTAGGTAACACTGGCACTGGTAATATCATTTGTCTCGACAAAAAGAATACGATTTGTACCTGAGCAAGTATAAGCAATAGTTTGAGTTCCAAACTGTTCGCTAAACAATAAAGCACTGTTATCGTAAGCAATAGCCATAGATTAAACAATTTGGAGTAATCCGTTAGAAGCGTCTGGCGTAATCGTCAAAGAGTCTCCATTCTGCATATTGATTTCTGAACCGTAATCAAACCACGCGATAACCTTTGAGGTGGTGATGTCCTTGATACCGATATAGCGGAATTGTGGAACGGTGCCTGTTGCCGTCATTGTGAGAGCTGACAAGAGCAGTTTTGATGTCCCCGAGGAGTTAGTAAAGGACGTAGTCGTCATATAATTCGGATTTGAACCCGAAACGTTTGCATAGGAGATTTCCCCTGCGAAACTTGTGACGGTTGCAGTTGGTGCGGTGTCCGTAAAGGCAACGGCGAGCTGGTCGGTCGATAAGTTATGACCTGCAAGTCCGAGGTTTTGGACAAAAATATTTAATTTATTGAACGCGAGTGACATTTTGTTATTTATTACTTAATAATGTTCTCATCACAATAGCCGTAAAGCTACTGTGTGAAAAAACTATTTTCCCATTGTCTTTTTGATTGCCTTGTGAATTGGTTTATTCATAGGCTTTCCTACTGGTTGCGGTTTCATTCCGCGTGATTGTTGCTGTTGTGACATTGTTTTTTTTGATTAGTACCCAAACATCTGCATTCGCTGTTCGAGTAAATATTCTTTAAACTTTGGTTTGCAATAACTCCATTCTTTTTGTCCGAGAAGTCCATAATCACGGGTAAAGTTTTTCTTCATCTCGTTTTCTTTCGGGTCGGCTAAGAATAAAGCTTCCTTTTGAAAATCGGATTTCATTCTCACGTGGACATTTTTGTCGGTGATTTTCTTTTTAGTTTCAAAGTATTCCTCCTGCATTCGGAGTAAGTCATCGGCTTGGTCTTCTGTTACCTTAACTTTTCCAACATAGCGTTTGCCATTTACCATAAGTCCTCCGTCGCACATATCTCGGTCGATAAGAATGGTGACGAGTTTTTGAGCTTCTACTTTTGGTGTTGTGTCAACGACTTTTGGTTCCTCAAGACTTTGATTTTTTGTCGGCATAGAATTATTTATTCTTGCCGTTGAGGCGTTCTGCTAATGTTTTTGTCCTGTTTGCTTCCTTTGCCGTTTCGGTTTCTGCTTTAAGGGCATCATCGAGTTTCTTTACTGACTCTCTGCGTCTTTCAGATGATTCAGTGAGGATTGATTGTTCTTTCATTCCTCTTTCTTGAACACTGATAAATGCTTTGGTGATAGCTTCGCCGACTTGGTTAATCTGTGCAGTTAACTCTGCGTCTGTGAGAGTTTTCTTATCAGAATAAACCGTTGCGGTGAAAGACATATTCTCTGAACCGAATTGTCTAAGAGCGGATAGCTTGAACTCATTTAACTTTTCCATTTTTTTGTTTTGTGTGCCTATTTGTATAGTCACGTTAATTTTTAATTTTCAAAAGTTCTTGCGTTCTATCGGAAGGGGTGCTAGCTTTCCCCTCCCTAAGAACGCACGAACCGTTTTGACTAGGCGGTTGTTGCGCTGTGTGTGCTGGATGTTTCGAGGCGAACGATTCGGTTATTGTCCAAAATCGCTGCGACTCCTTCCCATTTCCAACCCACGGTTGATCGCTGGTGGAGAGGGTCTGAAGTACCTCCTTCGGTTTCGATATAGGTCTTTAAGCCACCTGAGAATTCAGAAACGGCATAAGCTCCTTTACCATAAACGAGAGAACCGTAGATTGCCTGTGAAGAATATCCTGCGGCTGCATAAACTGGTGACATCGTTGTTGAAACTAATCGAACTCCTTGCCAGTATCCCAATTCCCCAGTAAAGAGGTCGCCTCTGTGCTCGTTTGAAGGAGTAGGGCTTGAGTAATTGACTGCGGCGATAAAGCTCGTATCATTTCGGATGTCTTCTGCTACGTCTGGGTGTACTACCATTGCGTAAGCACTTCCAATCATAGGCATAGCTCCGAATTTCTCTACGTTATTTCTCTCCATAAATCTGACGGCTCTTGTGATAAGAGTTGTGGTCATCTTCATAGCGGTGGTAACGGTTGCGCGTGTTGCGACGGTACCATCTCCGTAAACAACATTTGTTCCTGCTCCGACAACATTCATAATGAGAGTGTCGATAGTTTCAGATGACTGAATAGCGAGAACATCGCTGGCGTCCTTAATCATTGAGCGGTCATAGAGGAATTCTGTGACATCAGAGATAACGGTGAAATCTCCATATTGTGAAAGAACTGCTGATACTGAGTTCATTGAAAGGTTAGAACCTGATGGGGTGATACCTTCATTAAGAGGAGTAATAGCAAGAGCGTTTCTGTTAAATCCACGGAGGATAACTGTTTTAGAGTTAGAACCTTTGGAAACGGAAGAAATCTTCGCGGTCTTGTACCAGAGAAGTTTCTGTTTGAGGATATCAATCAATTCTTTTTGAACGATTTTTTGTCCTACATCGATAGCTGCAAATAAATTCATTGTAGTTTAGATTATCTTTTAATATTAACAACCTTCAATACCAAAGTTTCCAATGTAAGAAGTAGTTACGTATACAGTATCAAGAGCGGTAGTTCCAGGTACGAATACCAAAGAAGTTTCATTCTTAATGTAAAGATATCCAATTTCGACGGAAGTGGACAAAGGGCTATGTGCGATATCGCTCTCCTGCATTTGGCGGTGCTTCGGGAATGAAGCTCCTGCAAGCCAGTAAAGGGATACGGTACCTGCTTCGGTCTGTGCTGAATCTGCACAAAGGGTGTACGTTCGGCAAGAGTTTGTGGTAACAGCGACGGTGCCGTCATCGTAAGCGATAGTTCCTGCAACGTTTCCAGCAACTCCTCCGAAGGTAAGTTGATTGGAAGTAATTGCTGGTGAACCGCCTACTACTCCAGTGTTTAAAGCTGGGCTGAGGTAAGTTGCGAGGGCGAGTGAAGGGGCGTCTTGTGCGGTCACTGTCATAGTGCGTCCATTTACTCGGAAGGTTGCGGTTGTACCAATCTTTGCAAGAGTTGATGAGCCTGCTTTAATGGCAAAACCTGGGGTTGTGTTGCATTCGTTAATGCATTGAAATCTAGGCATTATATTAAGATTAAACTGGTTAATCTCTCATAGAATCCAAGGTGTTATACAATTCTTCTAATGAGAGTTTTGAGGTATCAACCATTCCGTCACGTCTTGGTGAGGAGGGTTTCTTCTCAATAGGTTTAACTTTGCTTGAATACAAGTCTGCCAACGTTTCGCCAACCAATGCTTTGATGGATTGTTTGGGGTTTCGTAAGAAGGTTTTTTTGAGACTTTCTTTATAGTCTTTCATACCTTCAATCTTCTCGTACTGACTAAATTCTGTTTCAAATTTAGTTTCATTGTTCTTCTGTTCGAGCGGTGCGAGTATCGCAGAGTTTTCTGCTTTAATCACTCCGTAGAACTTTTCGAGCAACTGCCGAGAAGGTTCGTCTTGTACCGCACTAAGAAATTCCTGTACGTCTTTGAAACTATGGGGAGCTTCGGTCTTTTCTTCTTGGGGTTTTTGAGTTTCCTCTTTTTCCGCAAGTGTCTTGACTTGTTCCGCAAGGTCTCGAATACGTTTTTGAGCCCGTGGAGAGAGTTTGGATATTTCTTCTTCACTCATCTCTTCGTTCTCGTTGACATCATCTTCAGGTTCAGAGGTGGTGTCTTCCTCTGTAGGTTCTTGGGCGGACGCTCCCGAGGTTTCCTCTTCCTCTGATTCGTCTGATTCGAGCGTCTTTTTTAATTCCGCATACAAATCATCCTCCTCTACGTCTATTTTTTTTGTCATATCTTGTTTTGTGTGCCTATTTGTATAGTCACATTATTTTTAATTATTCCTCTGGAAGAAAACTATCTATTTCTTGCTGAAGAATTTTTGCTTGTGTTTTGGTGTCCGCCACCTTGAGAAGTTCAATCAGTGTCATCAGCCTGGCGTCATCTTTAATCAATTCGGCTATTCGTATCTTTACTTCTTCTCTTATCTTCTTTTCCATTACTTTCCACCCGTTAGTTCGTTTCATTGAGTCAATCACTTCAATCTCTGAGCTTCTGAATTTAATGGAACGGATTATTTCACGTGATCCGTCATCGGCATATTTTGTTTCGTCTAGGTTTCTCATATATTAAGATGTTACAAACGTTCCACTAAATGTCATCTGCAAACTCGGGTCTACTGTCCCATCTGCGGTCGCTGGTCCGTTGCTTGAGACGTAGATGTTATTCACTCCTGGTGCCAAGGTGAGCGGTGTTATCCCCGCTATGGTGGCGGTATCAATGACTGTCCCGTCTGCCCAGCCGTCTGTGGTAGGTGCGGTTACAGAGAGTTGCTGTGTATCGGTTGATACAGTGAGGTTGGTGGTGTGTTTTTCGTATAAAGTAGTAAAAGAACACGCTTCTAAATCATTGCTTGTGTTTGTTTTAAGCGTTCCGTCATTTACTGTTGAGGTTACGTGGAAGTGATATGTACCAGAAGTCCAGTCAAAAGAATTTAGGAATGAAAGCAAAGCACCCGTCGTAACAGAAGCATTTGCGATTGTTCTTGGCGTTCCGATTACGTTATTAGAGCTGTCGTGAACAGTTAAAGTCCAATCTCCTGTTCCTTTTGTTACAGGCCATATAGTGATACCTGTATTGTGTTTTTTTGTTGGGGTAAAAGTCTGTCTATGTGTCGCTCCTTCATTTATTGCTGTCGGTATGGCATAAGTATTTGCATAAGCACCTGCTGAGTCAAGACTCTGGTCCACATTATCCTTACTCGTCACTGCTGTTGCTTTCGGATAGAGAAGGGCTGGGGTGGCGGAGGGGTTGGTGATGGAGGAGACTTGTTCTAGGGTCATTGAGTTTACATCAAACCAAGCGTCTGAGATGTTACCGGCGGTTGCATTACTTAATTTAATTGTACCATACGCAGTTGAGGCGTTTGTTGTAACAAGAAATTCTTTTAGAGTCCAATCGTTCGTACCAACAAGGGTTGTTGAAAATCCAGTAATTATTGCAGATAATGCGGAACTAAACTCTCCTAGTCCAACCTTAACAGCAACTGAATTATTTGTTTTTATGTAGCAACGTAGTGCATAGAGAGTATTTGGTTTCAGTGGTATTCCGTGAGCAGTAGAAACAGCCCCTCCTGCCGATGTCCATATTTCCGCTCTTCCAGTAGTGTCGGTAGTAGACAGTTTAACCGTCCTTGCTCCTGTCCTTGTAACAGCACTATCAAATTCAGCAGACCAAGCTGTCGCCGTGTTTAATGCATACCACCCATACTTCTCATCCTCTATCCATCCACTCGTCGTCCTCGCTATATCTCCCGTCGCACTGTCTATCACGCGAACCACACCACCTTTGGCTGTGAGGGGGGTTACTGTGTTGACTGTGGCAGAGTTTCCTCCACCATTACCGACCATATTCGCAATTCCTATAATGTTTGGCATTTTATTGATTGAATACTACAAAGTCGCTTGCGGTTGTTCCTGTTGATTTAATTCCTGTAACTAATACGGGAAGAAATGTTCCATTGGCTATATTTTTAAAGATACAGGTTGTTCCGTCTTGATTGACAACGGTTACATTTCCTGCTGTTCCAACAAAGATTGGTGTTGCTCGATAAACAACGGAATCGCTCTTGGAAACATTTACTCCGTTCTCCGCTTGTAAATCTATACCTATATTTAATTGTGATTCTTCTTTCATATATTTTTAATTATTATATTTGCTTAGGTACTTGTGCTTGAGCTCCCGACTGAGTAGCTCCGAGTAATGGTGTTGCGTCTGTCGGTGCTTTTTGTTCTCCTGGCTGTTGTTGTGGCATTGCTGGCTGTTGTGGCTGTGGCTGTTCTTCGGCGGTGAACCAGGACTCTATTTCGTCTGGCTCTATGTCGAATGACTTGGCGACACTTCTTCTCATTGCGAGTTGTCCTGTAACTTTCGGGTCGTCTTTGAATGCCATAAACAAGTCCATCTTTGCTTTTTGCTTGATTGCTTTGTTCTGCACGCTGTCCTCTGCTGGTACAGCTCTGGCGACGAGCTTCACGTCTTTAAAGTTCTTTTTGGTAACGTCGTTAATGGTGATGGTCTTATATCCAAATATCTTTACCTTCCTTGGCTTTGTGAGCCTCTTGGCGGTTATGTCTGCCATAAGTTGATAGAGTTCTTCACATGCTTCGGTGTAGTTTCTCTTCATCACAGTTATACGAGCTTCAACATCGGCGTTGAGTTTGGCTTGCATTGTAACGGATACCTTTCCGCCTTTACCCTGCATTTGTGCTGGGGCGAGTCCTGACGCGCTGTCTGTTATCTGTTTTATATTCTGCCCTGTAGCGAGTGCTGACGAGATTTCTGGTACTTCAAGTGGGAACGCAACATCTTTGATACTCTTCCCAACGGGTACTTGGATTGAGGAAACTCCGTTTGGTCGCATTATGAGCGAAGACTGTTTGAAACCTGTTGCAGAGTCTACGAGCAACATATTGAAATTACGGTAAGTGTTATTGTCTATCGCTTGATTGAGCGTGCAGTCATAAGCGAGATTGGTATCACGATAGAGGTCTGCGACTGAAGGACACCAAAATGTTATTCCGCGGGTGTAAGTTCCTGGAGCGATGAACGGGTTTCGTTCCAGTCCTGATTCTTCGGCTTTCTTGTGTCGTAAGAGATACACGTCATTCGCGACGGTATCTATCATTAACTCATTATCTTTGTTGTATGAATACCATTCGGTTATTTCGGCAACTTTTGATCCGTACATATTCGTATTGCTCAATCCCATATTCTGTAAGCGGATATTCTTTTGGCTTTCCTCGGTATTTGAACTGGTCTGAATATCGCTTGGTACTTTGTATTCTTTGAGTTTAGATATTTCTTCGGTGTCATACTCCATTTCATCTGCTTCATCTTCAATCTCTTCAATGGTCTTGTAGATGAATTGCTGTCCGCAATAGAGTGCATCTTTGGTATTCTTGGCGAGCGGGTCAATGAGGAATGAGAGAGTATCAACGAGTTCAACGGTATTCTTGTCATTACCAGGGATTACTTTCCATACTCCGCGACCATATATTCCGCCTTCAATCTTTCCGTTCTCGTAAATGAGGTTCCAACCGCTTTCTTTCAGGTCTTCTTTAACGACGTGTTTCATCAACTCCTCGGCGTTTTCATCTCCTTCGGGGATTGTGTCGAACTCTACATCTGGTGCTTGCCCTATCTTTGCGGACATATTCTGAACACCCTCGAACAGAATAGGTGCGTGGAGATTTGAGCGTGTGAGTAATGATTTCTGCAGTACTCCATTGTAGATTTCTTCGCTCTTTAACCAGTTATTTATCTTGACCTGTCTAAATTTAATGGCAAAGTCTTTTTTTTTCTGGTAACGGAGAATAATGTCAACCTTTTCGGGAATGACATTTTTGTATTCTACCTTTGGTGTTTCAGTTTTTTTCATAGGAAATAATCTTGCGACTATCTCCCAGTCTTTCTGTGGAGAGTTCTTTTCTTATATTATACCATAATCACTTTATCTTTGCAAAGTCGTTCATCACACTTGGGTTATTAAGTACAATCTTTTGTGAACGGTGAACGAAATAAGCGTCTGCCTTTCCCGATTGGTCTTTGATAATCTCAACACGCTCAAAAGGTTTTGCCTCTCTTAGTATGTCGATTATTGTTTGTTCGTTTGTTGTTAGCATTTAATTAAAATAACCTGTTCTTGAATTGATACTCATTCGCTCAATAGCGTCTTCGATGTAAGTCTTTTCTGCTACTGGCGGTTTACAAATTTGTTCTTGATAAGCAAGCGCGTCTAGTATATCGTCGTTTATTCCCTTTGGAAACCTTAATTCTTCTTCTTCCAGGGCGTCGCATTGTCCTACAAGATGAAATATCTTTTTCCCTTCGTATCTCGGTATCAATCCTCTTATTCTCGTTTCTTTCTTCGTGCCGTGGTGTTTTAGTCCATAGATAATCGGGAATATATTGCGTTTAATCATTTCGAGCTTTAAGAATGGATACACTGCGTCATAGTACGTTGTTTCTTCAATTCCTATCGCTTCGGGTCTCTCCTTCCTCCACAATTCAAATATCTTGTCTATGAGTTTCGCGCTGTTTATTCTTTCGTGCTGGGATTTTATATACCAATTATTCTCAAGGTCCACACGGTTGATGATGATACCTGTATAATCGGCGCTGTCGTGTTCTTTCACTGCTGGGTCAATCGTTATCCAACACTTTGTATCGTCGGGTATCTGATTGGGTTCTTTGTACTGGAACATTTCTTTCTTGAACTCCTGACTGTCTGCGTCAAGTGGTGAGCATTGGTAGAGAGAACTCCAGTCATATGTTCCGATGTCTGCCTTAATCTCTTTGAGTGAGTCGAGCGTAAAGTGATCCGCCCACAATGCTTCGCCTTGCTTTCTGAACTGTTCATCTTCGATTGCAATGGCTGGGAGATTGATTACTTCCCATTTATCTGCGTCGGGTTTCTTGAGTATTCTTCCGATAAGGTCGTCGTCGTGCCATCTGGTTGCTAGAATGATTATAGCTCCGTCTGGACTTAGACGTGTTCGGGCGGTTGATGTATACCATTCATAAGTTGATTCCCTGATGACTGATGATTCGGCGTCTTGTCGGTTCTTACAGTAGTCATCGATGATTAAGAAGTCTGCTCCTTTTCCCGTCACTGCTCCACCGATACCGACGGCATTATAGGCTCCTCTTCCGTTTGTGTTCCACTTTCCTTTCGCTTTGCTATCCTCGGCGAGTGTAACGTCAAATAGGTTCTGATAGTGTGGGTCTGCGATTTGATTCCTGACTTGTCTACCGAAGTCCATCGCAAGGTCTGACGCGTAACTGGCTTGTATGATATTTCGGTCTTTATTCTTTCCGATAATCCACGGCGGGAATTGAATTGATACTAACTCTGATTTTCCGTGCCTCGGGGGCATAGTAACGATAAGTCTCTTGATGTCTCCTCTCTCTACTGCTTCGAGTTTCTCGGCTAGGAGTTTATGGTGCCAACTAATTTTGTATGTCGGGAAATTGTATTGAACGTAATTAAGTAAACAACGCCTGGCTAGTTCCCTTCTAGCTAGTTCCCTCAATGCTTCCGCCTTCGAGAATTGCGTTAAGTTCATCTGTTGTCAATTCGTTTATTTTGTTAATAGTGACTTCACCTTTTGTTTTGATTGGGGCGTATGAGCCTTTGAGTTTATAGGCAGAATCAAGATAACGATGACGGGTAGCATAGTCTGGTTTTTCTTTAATGATTTCTCCTTCTGAATCGTATTGAATATCGCTCGCTTCTAAGCCTTCGAGATGGACACGCTCCAATAATTCATCTGGGATTCTGTCGGCAATAGACTTGACAGCTTGCTGAATACTAGGTTTAGCTAGGTTTTCACTTCCTATGTTATTAGCCGTTCTATAATCGGTAGTATCATAAACTTTAAGAGCTGATTTTGTTGCATTACCAGTCTTTACATATTCCGCTACGAATCCTTTTTGTTTTTTAGTTAATCCTCGTGCCATTAGAATTTATATAAAATTAAACCGATTGCGAAAAACATTAGAATAATCTTAGTCCATTGTATTACTCTTTCTTCGTTAGACATTTTCATATACTTTGGGTTTTGATAGGTGTTTAATCATATCCTGGCGTTCTTCGTTTGTTTTGCCTAGATACTTGTAATCGCTTCGCTGACATATCCAATAGATGTCGATGTAGTCTGGATAGAGTTCTGTGAAGTTTGATTGTCTGATTGCTTTGATGAATACTTTTTTGAATTTGGGGATAAGTAATGCGGTAGATAACATCTTTCCAACTTTGCTGATTTTGTTTCTGGTGTCTTGATTTCCGTAGAGTTCTTCTCTTTCTTGATAGAGTGCTATGAGGCGGTTTAGTTCTTTCCTGGGGTTGTTTGCCAATTTGTCTTTATTCGTTTCTCTGGCGATGTCGTGGAGTCTGTAACGGTAGGCTGTATCATATTCGATTATGTGAGCTAAGCATTGAGCGAGTTGCTGACTTCCTGTTAGGTCGGTTAGTATGCATTTTAGTTCTCGGGCGATCGGCGTGAGGTTTTCATCTTTGAGTAATACTGATGGTATTATCTTTGAAGTTATATCGTTGAAAGATTTTAGTGCTTTATTAGGATTGAGGAATATCAGTGGAAAATTTGTGGCGTGGATTAATAATCTCTTTACGATGTCAAATAAGAATAATGCCTGTGGGGTAACATAAGCCCTTTGCGGGTATTCTGCTCCTTCGATGTATATCAAGATACCTCTGTCGGTTGCTTCCGATTTCTCTATTTTAAAATTCTCTGTCATACCGTCCTCCACCCCTGACAGTGGACGCTCGCCTTAACGAGTGGACGTGAACGGACAACACCTGATTTGTAATATTAAAAACTCTGCTCAGCGTTTCTCCGTTCGATAAAACTTTACACACCACATTGGTTCTCCGTTGTTTGATGTAATCGCGTCACGAGAGATTGAGTGTTTCCTGTTGCTTACAGTTTACCACATTTTGCAAAATACTACAAGTACCATTTTTCACACTTTTCCCTGTGCATAAAAGTGAAGGAAATTTGAAGAAATATTTTTGTGTGGCTAGAATATGGCTATATAGAGCCGTCAAAAAGATATCCACAGGTGGTCATTTTGATATACATAAAAAGTACTTGCAATATTTAATGTATAGTATATACTGTTTACATAG